TCTCCATAATCGGCACTTCCTATATCTGTTTCTGGCATTTTTTTAACCTCTATTTATTTAACTCTCATAATCCACACCACATCATAGTAGGGGGGAAATCTTGCGGATTCATTACCATCTGCCCAATTACCCCAACCACCGCCGCCGCCAATCATATCACCGGGGGGAATAACTAATTGTGTCGTCCCCGCTGAACCGCCTGTTCCACCCGAAGTAGCGTTTCCCCGAACCCATTTATTGCCACCATTTAAATCCGGAATTGTCTGCCCATCTAATAAACTGGCGGGATCATTAAGCACCTGTCCGTTACACTCGACAAACAGAGTAGTAGCGGATAAAGCCGGAACTCCTGTAAAAGATTTAAGCCAAGGAACTATAGAACCAATAGGAACAATTCCCTCGGCTTCTAAAAAGAACTTCTCTACGTATTGACTCTCGAAACCCTCTCCCGCCGCTGCACTCGTGGGAAAAGTGTTCAATAATTGTGGCATATTTAAAGTCATTTTATCTCCGGTAATAGTGTATTTATATTTGGTATCTGTTTGGTCGAGTCGGGTATTGACCCTTCCATATCCCTACCGAACACATTTGCTAAACTTAGTTGTATCATCTCTTGTCCGAGACTCATTCCGTTGTGTAAGATAGTGCCTAAAAGCCGACCATACTTCCCGACCCTCTTTTTTGGGTCTACTAAAACATCTATAGTCTGACCCTCAATCCTGTTCTTAAGCCAGCTCTTAGCTTCTTTCCCGCCCTCACTCATTTCGGGTGCGTTAATGTTGTTAAACCGCACAGGGAAATCGAAGTTTCTCCCGTACCACCGCACCATAATGGTGTCCCCGTCAATCACACGGACACACTCTCCTTTAAAACTTTCGAGTATTTGCCTGTGTGGTGATTGGAAATAATATATCCCCATTTGTTGATTTGTCAGTTCGGGGAACTTTACGAAATCGTGAACCATTTTAAGCACCGCTTATGAAGTCGGTTACTTTCTTATCTCTTAATAATGATAATGCTCTTAATGCTGCGTCTCGTAAAATGTTAATCATATCTTCCGCTTCAATCCGTGAAGTGAACCCACTCATATCGTAAGATATAACGTATATCGCTGCAAGATTGCTCGCCGCTTCTTTTAATAATCCCTTAACGTCTGCGTTAAGACCGGAATAATTATCACTAAAATTATATCTGCACACTGCGTTAATTAAACTCTCTGCTTGTGTTACATAATCATTGGTGTAAGCTTCCGCTTTAGAAGTTGCTGAACAATTAGCTCCCGCTTTCCTTTCGACCTCAGCAGTCGTACAAAAAATGCCAGTATCAGCCATAAAAAGTACTAAAATATGTAAATATTTAAACTTTTCGTACGAAAACCCCAGAAAGCACGTATAATTGACTCGCAAATATGGGAATAATTGCCAAAAAGACGTAATTTCCCACCAGAATACTCTGCTTGAATAGATTTTAATGATTGATATGTATCATTACACTCTTTGAGCTTAACTTTCCCCTGTTCCATCATCACTTTAAGATTGTTGTATAAATCCTCTTTGAGTAATCTCTTCTTCCTATCTCCGTCTCTAGATATACTCCGACTAGCATTATTAATAGCTACTACTTTCCTCTTTGTCTGAGAGTGAACAAGTAACGGGTCGTACACACCAACACCTAACCCACCATCATCTATAAATATCTGTTTAAAATCGTAAGCCCTATCCATAACTAATATGTCCTCTGTAGTCTCTGTTAATAATTGCTTGGTAAATATCTTCTTGTCTATTTCCCAACCTACCCCTACTCTGTCTTCTACTGCAAATAATACGCTTTCATCTTTCCCCATACGAGCAACATCTACACCAAGAAATCGTTTATACTTAGAGAAGGAAGAGTTAGAAGATGATAAAGGGCTGGTTAAACCCTCAGAAGTGAAACCTTCTCTAATCTGCATACATTCCTTGATTAATTCTGTTGGGAAGAACTGCCTTAACTCGTCTACCAGCTCTCCCTCATACTCTTGAGCATACTCTAAAGCAGACATTCTACTCCGCTCCCTTTCTAAATGTTCTAAAGCTTTCTCCCTTTGGAAAGTAGACCAAGTATCGCAGATCTCCCTGTTCTTGATAACTTCCTCACTACTATAAGAGAAACGAGTAAAAGAGTTGTAAGCGTCATCTTTGTTAATGAAAGTGTTTGCAAAAGCTCCTTCCCTACCAGCTGGAGTAGATAACATAATAGTATCTCCCCCTGTGGTAAGTAACATTGGAGTTACTGCACTAAAGACTTCCTCAGGAACTCTAGAACATTCATCTATATATAATCTATGAACAGTTAAGAACCTTATCCCTATCCCACTGATCCCAGTAGGTAAGCAGTAGATCTTAGTACCATTCTTGAGATTAATCTTTGTCTTTGTCGGTCTGTCTTTCCCTTTCTTGATAGTAAGCTTGTGATTAGCTAATAAATAATCTAACGTCTTATTAAACAAAGCGAAAGCCTGTCTCTCTGTTGGTGCTATCATAAGAACTACTTTCTTAGCATTCTTAACTGCATACTCTCCAGCGTCCATAGAACAAATCTCTGACTTACCTATTTGTCTCCCACAACAGAGAATCTTATCTCCTTCAGTAGATAGAAACTTCTCTTGCCAATCGTCTAGTTTCATTGTCTCTAGTAGTCTAGTAATAATATAACTAGTCTTTTTCCTTTGTGGTAATTATTATTTTTTTACTGAATTATAATTAGCCTATCTTCTAAGAGAATCTAGTAACTAGTTAAACTATATAAATGTTTCTCTGTTGTGTGTACTACTTGCACTCGTGACATACATTTATATATATGTTGATATTAGTGACTAGTGTGGAACAAATAACCAAACTAAGTGAGGCGAGAATTTTAGTATTTTTAGAACAAGCAGATCCGAGATTTAGATATGCAAAATTTCTTTCTGTTAAATTAAATATTGAATATGGTTATTGTATTCAAAGACTAGGAGATATGAAGATCAAAGCTTGGATAACTCCTTTTAAAAGAGAACAGAAAGTCTTTTATGCTATAACTAATCTTGCTCCACTTAAACAAGCAAAAGAACTAATAGCAAAAAATGATAGTATATTATGAGAGTAGTAAGAACCCAGCATACTCTTATAGTGCTATCAACTATAGTTCAACCAACACAAAAACTATACGAGGTAAACAGATGGAACTAAAAATTGAAGAAGTTAAGAAGATTGAAGAGGGTAAACAAATTGGAAAAATAGTATCAGTGAGCTACAGAGAGAAACCTTTCGAATACACTGATCTGCATATTGAGCTACAAAACGGTATGCAATTAAAGTATGGTCTACCGACCAGTGTAACTATTGAGAGCAGACTAGGTAAAGCATTACTAGCTTTCGGAGCTAGCTTGGAAGTAGGCGGTAGCGTAGATCCCGAGAAAGTGTTCATAGGTAAAGGGTGCCAGTTTCTCGTTACAAATGAAAAGACAGACAGAGGAACATTCGCTAAAATAGTGCCAAACACACTTAAACCAGTGGATCCGCCAACTATCGAGCCGGTGAAAAAATGAATTCAAATTATACACTTTCCACCAGTAATTTCTGGATTGGGTTGTGTGTTGTTTGGATTAATGTAATACTGTTTTCATTAATATTCTTAATTTGGAAACACATTTTACACTAAGAAAGCGAGGGATGAATAATGAAAGATCTAATAAAAGTGTTAGAAGAGATCAGAGATATACTAAATACGAGGTTAAAATGAAACCATTAGAATACATAGATTTAAAGAACGCTATAGACCATTTAGAGAACGAACTGGAGAACTTAAGTAGAGCATACCTCTTAAGTAAGTTAAGTCTTAAAATGCTTCAGAAAGAGCTAGAAACGGTTCCTAAGCCCAACGTGGTTAAAGAGAAAGATAGTCCACCACCCACCCCACCACAAGACAACAAGAATTAGTCTGGCAAGCCAGCTATTGGAAAAGTTCACTAAAAATACTCCTTTAGGGTTAGGAGCATTTTTAGTTCTAAACACGGTCTTTTATGGTTAAGACCGCGTTTAGCTTTTCATCTTAAAGACAAAAGAGGCTAACCCAACTAAGCAAAACTAACAGGCAAGCTGTTAGTTGTGGTTGGTTGAGTTAGGCACAGGCAAGCTGTTACTCCTCTTTTGACGTTCCGGTTTTAACACTTTTATACGGCTGATCGCTCCGCTTATCGATAAGTTTAAATAGTTGGTTGTACCTTCAGGTACGAAGTACCTGAGCAACTAGCTTTCTTATGGATCTAGAATCTATCGCTGTATAAAAGAACCGGAATCTAGTCTTATTTATCTCTCTATAACGGGACGGAGCCCTAGAGAGATAAATAAGCTCTTTTATCAACTAGCCGGCTAGTGATTAGTTATGCATCTGATTCCTTTATCAATACCCTCGTCTATCTCGGCAACCCACTATATGTGGGTCTGGATTGTCAGCTCTATGCTGACGTATAGGTAGCGAGTATTAATCGTTATGTGTTTGGTGTGTGTAGGAACCCACACAAAAATTTAATAAAATGAAATATAACAAAAGAAAAATAATCTATTTAACTATATTCCTAATTGGTAGCCTGATTATGTTATGGTTAAAATTAAT